CTTCTTTGCGTGAATTGCAACTGGGCGCTTGGGCACGTGGATGACAGCGTCAAAAGACTGCGTGGGCTGATCTCGTACCTTCAGCGCTACGGGACAAAATGAGCAAGCTCACGGCGGCGGACTGGGAGCGCTTGCGCGCGGAAAACTTCGTTTCGCTCATGCGGCAGGTGCTGACGGCAGGCATTGATGGCGCGGACGCCTTCGCGCCAGTCCTCGCCTCGTGGCTGGCTGACTCATCATCGCTGCGAGCGACTGCCTACGCCACGTTCAGGGCGATGACGACGCCCTGGGAGCCATTCACTCCAGGGGCGGGCTGGGTTGCGTTCGGCCCGGCGTACGTGCCACCGCAGTACAGGCGGACGGCCGACGGAGGCGTCGAGCTGCGCGGGCTCATGGCTTCTGGAACTGTGGGTGGGGGCAACTACTTCTTCACGGCACCAGAGGGCGCGAGGCCGTCGCTCACGTGCAACGTGCCGATCATCACCAACACGGGTGTGGGCCGCGTCGAAATCGACAACCTGGGGCGCGTCGCTGTCGTCTCTGGTGGAAACACCTACGCGTCTCTTGATGGGGTGCGCTGGTCTCCGCAGTGACGTAGGGTTTCGCCATGGCAACCATTCCGGCGCTCACGCAGGCGTACAGCGCGCGCGTAAACGTACCTGCGCCAGACGCGTCGTCGGCGCTCGCGTTGCACAGGTTCAGCGCGTGGTCGCAGTACATGCACCTCACCAACCAGCACTCCGCTGGCACTGCGTCTGCGGTGGCGCGAGATCCGAACTCGGTCTGGACGGTGCGCTACTCGTGCAGCGGTGCGGTGGCTGGAAGCGCAGGAGACGGCGTGGACAGGTGGGGCACCACGTTCACCCCAGGCAATCTCGTGCGCGCGGCGAGCGGCTCCGCGCATTCGTGGATGGTGCTCCGCAATGCTTTCAGCGGCCTTGAGTGCTGCATTGCGCTCAACAGCGTCACCGACGGGGCTGGGGCGCTTGTCTTCGCGCGCTCTTCGCAACCGTTTTCTGGCGGGTCGACGACTGCGCGGCCGACAGCCCCAGCCCTCGAAGAGTTCCAGGCCGGAACGCGCGTGAACCCAGCAACCTCGACGACCGTCTCGAGTACTTTCGGCAACGACTTCACGACTGGCGGCTCGCATTGGTCGTCGATGCTGTTCGGCCCCGACGGGCGTTTCATGCATATCCAACACAGGAGCGGCACCGGCCTGGCGCATGCTGCGCACATGCTTTGGAGGACGGTGGGCGCACAAGCCGCCGACACGCGCAACTGGTATGCGTGCGTTCTGGGCTCGCCATCGGCCCGCGGGGTTCCGTCGTATGGGTTGATGACTGGAGCTGCCTGGGCGAGCCGGTACCCGGATGGGACTCTGATCGCCACGGGCGGGATGAGGGGCGTGGCCTATGGAGGCAACAGCTATCCAGCCACGTACGGCCAGGACTTCAACGCGGGGAACTACTACGTCGACCCGATGGAGTTCCGCGAACTCGCTCCGCAGGTCTGGGATCGAGGATTCTTCCCCGACATGTACATCGTCGGAACGGCGACACTCGGAGCGAGCTATCCATCGGTGGCTGCCCAAACGCACGTTGTTGTCGGCGACCTTCTTGCGCCATTCCCAGTGGGTTGCATCCCGACGTTCTGAGGTGACACGTGCCCGATCTGGCGAACGTCGCCTACACCAACACCGCCGCCGCCAGGTATGCGACGAACTGGCTCGCCTTACAGGTGCAGCGCGGCAACATGGACTTCAGAACGAACAGCAGCGCGCCGACGCCTGACATCGCCGCCCCAACAGTGACACTCGTGTCCCCCCCCACCATCGAAGAACTCTCCCCTTCCTCGCCGCTCGTCTTCGACGTGACGGACAACGTCGGGCTGCGGCGCGTCTTCGTCGGCGTGCGGCTCCCGCTGCGAGGGGCTGAGGACGTCGTGCACCAGGGCGATCGCTTCGCTGCCGGCTACGCCGCCACCAGCACTCGCGTCGCCATCTCTGGCGGCTGGCGGTACTCGGTGGTGCGGGCGGGCGGGTGGCCTGAGAATCCGACGCTGGACGTTTACGCCATCGACACGGGTGGAACGGAGGCCTGATGCCTGTTTCCTTCTCATGGAGCCTCGGCGGCGGCGACGAGTCACTCAGCTCGACATCTGCCTCGTCCGTCGACACGGCGATTCGAGACCTGGCGCTCGACGCCAACGACGACATCCACCTGCTCGACGGCGACCTTGTCTTCGTCTCGGGCGTCGAGGGCATCGCGTCCGACTTGCGCTCAAGGCTTCAGACGTTCGCGGGCGAGTGCTTCCTCGACACTTCGCTGGGCGTGCCGTGGCTTGAGAAGGTGCTGGGCCACAAGCCGACGCCGGGCGAGATCCAGGCCATCTTTCGCAGCGTCATTCTCGAGACGCCCGGGGTGTTGTCCGTCCAGCGGCTCGACGTGTCGACGACGGCGCGCGTGTTGAGCGTCTCCTTCAGGGCCACCACGGCCACCGGCGCAACGCTTGAGGCCGCACTCGGAATCAACCTCGGAGGTGCCTGATGCCTGCCCCGTATGGAGTCGTTTCTACCGGCTTCAATGCCAAGACGCTGGCTGAAGCCAAGACGGACGTCATCGCCGCCATCCGCCGAGTTTTCGGCGCCGCCGCAAACGTCGACAGCCGCAGTCGGCTCGGGCAGCTCATCGACATCTTTTCGGAGCAATACTCTGACGTGTGGCAACTCGCCCTCGCGGTAGCCAACGCGCTCAACCCTGCCTCGGCCACAGGCGCGCTACTGGACAACCTGGCAGCCCTCACCGGCACCATTCGCAACCCGGCGTCCTACTCGACTGTCACCCTGGCCTGTCTGGGAACGGCGGGCACCGTGCTGCCCATCTCTCGCAGGGCATCCGTCACCGGCACCGCCGCCGTCTTCGAGTTGGCCAGTGCGACGCTCGCGGCTGCGGGGCTCTGGGCTGGCACGACTCCCTACGCCATTGGTGACGTCGCCAACTCCAGCGGCGTCCTCTGGTACGCAACCGCGGCTGGCACCTCGGGCGGGGTGGCACCCACCGGGGTCGGCCCATACGTCGACGGCACGGTCGTCTGGGTCCGTCTCGGAACTGGCACTGCCTTCGCGCTGGTGGCTGCACAGGCGACGGTGACGGGACCGGTGCAGGGCTACGCCAACACCATCACCACCATCGAGACTCCAGTTTCCGGGTGGGCGTCGGTTGTGAATCCACTCGACGCTGTGGCCGGTGCTGACCTCGAGACAAACGCTCAGCTAAGAGTGCGCCGAGAACAGGAAATTGCCGGCATTGGATCCTCGCCGCTCGATGCCGTGCGCGCTGAGTTGCTGCGCACCACCGGTGTCACGACGTGCACCGTCTTCGAGAACACCACCGACGTAACCGTCGACTCCATCACACCCCACGCCATCGAGGCGTTGGTTGAGGGCGGCACCGACGCAGACGTGCGCGCGTCACTGTTCGCCGCGGTGGCGGCCGGCATCGAGACGTGCGGCGGTGTGTCTGGAACTGTGGCGGACAGCCTCGGCGTCCCGCACGCCATCAAGTTCAGCCGACCAGCGGCGGTCGACGCATATGTCGCGGTGACGCTGACGAAGAATGCGGCCACCTACCCGCTCGATGGCGACGCGCAGGTGAAGGCGGCCATCGTCGCGGCGGGCAATGCGCGAGGACTGGGCATCGACGTCGTGGCGTCTCGTGTGGAGGCAGACGTCTTCGCGGGCGTGCCTGGAGTCTTGAATGCCGTCTGCAATATCGGCACGGCACCGGCTCCAGTCACCCGCACTACGGTGGCCATCTCATTGCGGCAACGGGCGGCCTTCGACACCAGTCGCATCACTGTGCTGTCCACGAGTGGGGTGCCGTGATGCTGGAGCACCTGCTCGACTACGTGACGCGCGCCAAGTCTCGGGTGCTTGGTCAGTACCAGGCGGCCACTCGATTCAACGCGCTCGTCGGCGAGGTAGGGCTGGCGTTTCAGGAACTCGAAGATGCGCTCTGGGGGCTCGTCGGCGCCACTGCCATCGACACCGCGACGGGCATCTGGCTGGACCGCATTGGCGTCATCGTCAACGAGGGCCGCGGCGGCGCGTCGGACGCCAGCTACCGAGGGTTCTTGCGTGCGCGTATCCGCGCCAACCGCTCCAACGGCACCGTCGAGGATGTGTTGGCGGTTTTGTACGTGTGGGATGACAACTACCCGGCCTACATGCAGCAATTTTTCCCGGCCAGTTTCGAGCTCACTCAGAGTGGCGGATCGTTGGCGCCGAGCGACGTGCCGCGGGTGTTGCGACTGGTGAAGTCCGCGCGAGCTGCTGGCGTTGGGGTGATGTTCATCTACCAAACCGTCGACGACGCATCGGCCTTCACCTTCTCCACCAGCGCGGCGCTCGAGTCTTCGTCGACGACTGGCTTCGGAGACTCAACCACTCCCGCGACTGGCGGGGCATTCGTCGGCGCCGAGCGCGTCTGACAGGAGACACCTATGGCAGTGAAACCGACCAACCTCGCTGAGTGGGCAACGGGCGGCGGCGCCCCCATTGCGGAGCCACTGCTGGCCGAGAAACAGGCTGGCTGGGCAGTCGCATTTAAGCCGCCCGCGCAGTGGTTCAACTGGTGGCAGAAGTTGGTGCACCAGTGGGTGGTGTGGCTCGACGCGTTCGAGTCCGATCCACACACCTGGTCCGCGCTTCAGAGCTTCAACAACGCCACCTTCAGCGGTCCGCTGACGACCAACTCGGCCTTCGCGGCCAACGGCACGGCGACCTTTAGCGGTGCGTCGGCATTCAACGACACCATCAGCCTCAACCCGACCGGGTTCACCGCGGCAATGGCTCTCGCGACGGTTGCCGCAGGCAGGAAGCTGCTGCTCCGCGTGCCAGTGTCAGGCACCGTCGCCATGCGAATCTATGCCTCACCAGAAACGGGTGGTGCGGCTGGCGGATTCGGGGCCGGGCTCGAATTCGTCTACAACGCCGAATGGAACGGCTCGGTTTGGACTCGGGACGACGTGACAAAGCAGGCTGGGCGCGTCGTCATCGGCCAAGGCATCCAAGTCTCACAGCCAGGGACCGGGGCAGCCTGGAGCCCGCAGGTCATGTTCGGCGGGTATGACGCTGCGCTTTTCCCGGCCGGCGTCAACTCTGGCTACACCGAGTTCGACATGCTGGTCTTCAACCCGTCGGGCCAGCTCGTTGTCGCCGCCGAGCAGACTCAGCGCGCTTGGGACAACCTGACGTTGTCAGCGAACATGACGCCCACGGTACTCACCCCCCGGTTGTTTCGTGACACCAACGGCATGGTGCATCTCTCGGGCTTGGCGACCACCAACACCACGGTCGCGGTGGGTGCGCAGATCGCCACCATCTACGCGCCACAACTACCAGACCGAGAGACCTTCTTCTTCGTGCCTGCCCGCATCGTTTCGTCGGGCCTTGTGGCCCCGTGCACCATCAAAATCACCACGGCCGGCATCATCTCGATCGAAGCAACTTCGCTGACCTCTGGGGTTGAGGTGTACTTCGAGGGGCTCACGTTCCGAGGCGCCTAGGTCGATCGCCAGTGCCGCACCGAATCCGCATCCTGTAGGTTTCGGTCATGAGCGACGCGCAAGAGAATGCCGCATGCGCGGAATTCATGCAGCAGGTGAGGGACTTCATGAAGAAGTCGACCGAGAGGCACGATGCTCTTGAGCGACGACTTCGCGAAAGCTTGGCGCCCACCATTGAGGAGCACGAGGACAGGCTCGACCGCCACGACACCCAACTCGGCACCATCCAGACAAACATCGAGCGACTCGCCAATCGCATGACGGTGCAGGAGGGGTTGCTCGAGAAGACCTTCACCGTGGTCAATCTGGTGAGCCTGAACGTGAATAGGCTGCTGGAACTCCAAGGCGAAAAAACCAGCACAGTCATCGTCGACCCAACGCTCGTCAGACCGCGCCCACCGCCCACGTCGACGCCATCCGGTGGCCGATGACGCCAAGCGATCCCGCATTCGTCCTGATGGTGCTGGTTGCCGCGATCCCCACCATCATCAGCTTCATCAAGTGGGCGGCCGAGCGCTGGGTGAATCGCGCCGACAAGCGCGAAGAGCAAGTCGAGGCGTCCGAGACCAAGAAGCTCGACGCCGTCCTCGTTGGCGTCACCGAGCTGAAGCAAGAATTCGCAGTGATGGGCACCAAGTTGCTCCAGCAGGCCGCCAGCGTCGATGCGCTTCGAGGGCGGATCGACGGCATCAGCGCAGCCCACGGACCAAAACTGGACTCACTGGCTGAGCGCGTGACGCGCGTCGAGACCCAGCTCGAAGAACGCCTTCCACGCTTCGCCGCGAGGGGCGCATGACTCCCTTCGAGGCCGCCTTCCTCACCCACGCGGCTCGCCAGGCGCACATGCCATACATCTGGGCCGCGCGCGGAGATTGGGCCGTGCGTGACTCAAAGAACGTCCCAGTGCGCTCGCTCGGGTGCGAGTCCCTGGCCTTCGACTGCGCCGGGCTCGTGACCTGGGCCGCCTGGAAGGCCGGCGCCGTCGACCTCCGCGGCTGGTGGAACGCCGACGCCCTGTGGGCCAAGCTCCCCCAGGTCGAGAACGATTCGCAGCTCGCGCTCGCCTTCTACGGGCACCCCATGCACGCGACCCACGTCGCCATCGAGCTGCGCCCTGGCTTCGTGCTCGAAGCGGCAGGCGGCGACTCCACGACGTTGACCTACCTCGACGCCATCAAACGAGACGCCGCACTCGTTAGGTCCTGCGTCGACCTCCGCGGGGATCGCATCGGCACCCGTCGCGCCGAGGCATTGAAGTCCCTCCCGTTGCGCCCCTGAAAAGGAACCCCAATGCAATCGTTTGCACTCTTCGCAGCTGATGCCGTTTCCGAGCCCACGATCATGGGCTACGTCTGGCAGGGGCTTTTTGCTCTGGCCGGCACCGTCCTGACGGTGGTGCTCGCCGTCGCAGGCTCAGCCATTCGCGCCAAGGCGAAGGACGGACGCTTCGGCGCGCTCATCTCGCAGCTCTGGGTGATTGTGCAGGCGGCGGTGGCGCACGCCGAAGCCGAGCTCAGGCCGAAGTTTCAGAAGGCCCTCGAAGATGGCGTGCTGACGCCTGAAGAGGGCGCGGCCCTCAAGGCTGAGGTCATGAAGGTGCTGCGCGATACCGCAGCCAGCCAACTCCAGGCGCTGGTGAAGTCCTTCGGCTTGCCCGAGGGCGCCATCTCGACGCTGCTGTCGGGACTCGTCGAGCGCGCGGTGTCGCTGCTGAAGGTGTCAGCCGAGCCAGTGCCGGTCGCTCCGCTCGCCCCGGTTGCGCCCTCGGACACCAGGCCCACGCCGGTCCCTCAGTAGCCCACGCCGAAGGGGCCGCGGCGTCAGATGCGCCCCGTCTCGACCCGCTCAAGGCGGACCTCCGAGACGGGCTTTCGCGCATGCAGGCGCTGGCGGTCGGTCGTGGGTACGTCGACGCGCTGGCTGGCGTCGACCTCCGCTTGGGCTCTGCTGTCGGCTTCGCTCGCATCGAGGCCGGCTTCCGTCCGCTCCAGCCGTTGGCGCTCTTCGGCTTTGCCGAGACTCGCTTCCGCGGCGACCTTGCGGCTGGCGTCGGTGCTCGCGTCGCCTGGTAGCGCCTTTTCTGCGCAGGGTGCGACAGGTACGGTTGGCGCACTATGACGACGCAAATCGCTTCCCGAGAGTCGACCCGCGGCGTCAACGCCTCACTCATTGGCGCAGTGTTGGTGGGGCGGTTGACTCGCCCGCGCTGGACGAGCTCTTCGTCGGAGCCACGTTTCAGGTCCCCTTCTTCCAGGCCAACGACATCGCGTCCTTCGCCTTCCACATGCCCCACGACTGGGTGAAGGGAAGCGACCTCTACCTGCACGTGCACTGGACCCACAACGGCACGGCCATCAGTGGCTCGCTCGTGAACTCGTTCGAGGTCTCCTACAGCAAAGGGCACAACCAGGAGAACTTCCCGGCCCCCTTCACTGTCGTGCAGACCATCCCTGCGCCGAACATCGCGACGGTGCCCCGCTACCGTCACCGCATCGACGAGTTCCAGCTGTCATCGGCCACGCCTACCGGAACGCAGCTCGACTCGAACGCGCTCGAGGTTGACGGGTTGATCCTCTGCTCCATCAAGCCGACAACCATCCCCACCATCACGGGCGGGACTCCGAATCAGCCAGCCATCCTCTTCGTCGACATTCACTACCTGTCGAACAGCCTCGGAACCGTGAACAAGGCGCCGAACTTCTACGCCTCTTGATGGCGCGGCGATCGCGCCTTCCGGCCTCAGATGGTGACGGCTACGGTTGACGCACCACTTGGAGGCTCGAACCCATGGCCCTTTCGCTCAGCAGCACGATCCGCAGCGCACAGATGGACGCCATCACCACCGCCGTCGGTGCGTCCGGCTTCGTCGACATCTACTCGGGCACCCCGCCCGCCAACGTCGGCACCGCGCTGGCTGGCAACACGCTGCTGGCGCACCTTCCATGCAGCGCCACCTTCGCTCCTGGTGCGGCGTCGGGCGTGCTGACGGTCAACGCCATCACCCAGGACGCGAGCGCCGACGCCACGGGCACCGCGACCTTCTTCCGCGTCACCACCTCGGGCGGCACTGCCGTCGTGCAGGGCACGGTGAGCACCAGCGGCGCCGACCTGAACATGAACACCACGTCCATCGTCTCGGGTGGCCCTGTCGCCATCTCGTCGTGCGTCTGGACCGCTGGCAACCCCTGACGAGGTGATGCGTGGCGCTTGCGTTCAACGCTGCCGCCGACAGGCTCTACCTCGGCGGTGGCGCACAGCCCACGAACAACGCGGTTTGGACCGTCTGCCTCTGGGTGCGCACTCACGCGACGCAGAGCCCCTCAATCCTGGTCGAGAACGACGCGGCAGGCTCCGACATCAACCTCGCGTTGAATGCGGGGGTGCCAGGCATCCTCAACGGCTACGGCTTCAGCTGGCCGGTGACGCTCGGTCCCGCGCTGACGGACGACGTCTGGTACTTCCTGGCAATCCGGTGCAACGGCACCACAGGGAGAATCACCCGCGGAACTGAGGCGATCTCATGCACGCACGCCACAGGCACCATCCCAAGCCAGGCCAGTGCCTACCGCCTGAACATCGGCGGGACGCCATCTGCGTTCTACCCAACCGCGGACCTCGCTCATTGTCGCGCGTGGAACGCGGACCTCTCCGACGCCGACCTCGAGGCCGAGCGCCAGAGCGCCACGCCAGTACGCACCGCCAACCTCTTCGGTGACTGGCCGCTCGCCTCCGACGCGACGAAGCTGGTCAACAACAGCATTGGCGGCAACCTCACTGCCAACAGCACTGGACCGTGGAGCGACGTAACAGGGCCGTCCTTCGGCGCTGCGGCCGTCACCGGAACAAGCGCCGTCACCCTGGGCGCTGCTGCGAGCTCGGCGGCTGGCGCTGTGGGCGCGGCGGGCTCGTCGACCTCCACTTTGGGCGGCGCCACCTCGGCGGCGAGCGGCACCTTCACGCTCGCCACCGTTTCGGGCACGTCGGCCACAACCCTGGGGGGCGCGACTTCTTCGGCAAGCGGAACGGCGTCGTCGGCCGGTTCGCTCGACTGGTCCACGCTGATGCCGCTCATCTCGCGGCCAGGCAAGCCCGTCTTCGGCACCGGCACACCGGCGCAGATGGTCGACGGCAAGTACGGCTACGTCGACGGCGTGGCCGATGGGGCGTGGGCATGCAGCGGTGGCAGTTGGGTCGCCGTGCAGGTCGGCGCTGGCCCGACGCAGGTGCTGGTCGCGCTCTCCAACGACAACGCATCAGGCGGCTCGTACCTCGCCAGCGTCGTGCAGGCGTACCGAATCCAGGTTTCCAGCGACTCCACCAACGGCAGCGACGGCGCGTGGACCACCGCCGTCACCGTCACCGGCAACCCGGCCTATGCCCGCGAGCACCTGATCGCCTTCACTGGCCGCTCTTGGGTGAAGTTGATGGTGGACACCTGCACGGGCGGGCAACTCGACGAGCTGAACGTCTGGGACGCCACCAACGGCACACCCGACACCTTCGCCTTCCTCGGCGACTCCATCACCGACGGCGCGCTGCGCAGGCACTTTTACTTTGGCGGTGGGCTTCTACCGTCGTTCCAGGAGAACGTTCTCGAGAACCAGCCGGGCCACTACCCGCTGCAACTCAACGTCGGCGTGACTGGGCAGGGGGCGGCGTACTGGGCCGCCAACATCGCCAGCGCCCTCGCCCTGTACCCTGACGTTCGGTACTGGTGCGTAGGCGTGGGCATGAATGACGGCGCCTCGATGCCGGGGCAGTTGACGCAGTGGCGCACCGACATGACGACGGTGCTCAACGCCATCACCGCCGCGGGGCGCGTGCCGATTCTGGCGCGCACCACCTGGACGGGCGCCGCGGGGTACGGTGGCGGCGACTACGCCACCTGCGGGCTGCGCTACCTCAACGACAACGGCGTGGACTACCTCGTCTCGACGCTTGGCGTGAGGCCCGGACCAGACCTCTTCGCGCTCTTCAACGCCAACGGCGCGGCCTACGCCGTCACCTCCGATCCTCATCCCAACCAGACTGGCTACAAGGCGTGGACCAATGCCTGGGCTGACTCGCTCGGCACGTCGGAACTCCTCTACGGCACCTCGACGGCCACCCTCGCCGGGGCGACGAGCTCGGCCAGCGGCACCTTCACCCTGCCCACCGCGTCTGGCTCGTCCTCCCTCACGCTCGCTGGGGCGACGAGTTCGACCAATGGCACAGTCACTCTGCCCACTGTCTCCGGTGCGTCCTCCAACACACTCGCTGGGGCGACCTCGGCGGCGAGTGGATCGACGGCCGCTGGCGCCAGCACTGCAACACTGACGGGCGTCGCGAGCGTTGCGGCCGGCGTCGTCGGCGCCGCTGGCGTCAGCGCCACCACCCTGGCGGGCGCGACCTCTGTTGCCCTCGGGCAGTACGGCACCGATGCCTTCGGCGTCAGCGCACTGGCCCTGGCCGGCGCGACCTCGGTCGCCGCGGGCGCGCATGGCGTCGCCGGCGCCAGCTCCGTCACGCTGTCCGGTGCGACCTCGGCGGCGTCTGGCACGTGGACGGCTGGCTCGGTGTCTGGCGCTTCAACAGCGACGCTCGCCGGCGCCACGTCTGCCGCCAACGGCACCTTCACGCCGGCACTCGTCACCGGGGCCAGCGTCGCCAGCCTCTCGGGCGCCGCATCAGCCGCGGTCGGCGTCTTCGGGGTCGTGACGACTACCTTCGTCGCCGGGTCCGTCATTCTCGCCAGCGACGGGCGGTGTGGCGTTGTCCTCTCAAGGGGTGGCTCGATGACCGAAGACTTTTCCATCAAGCGCGGCGACACGTTGCCGACGCTGGAGGCGACGTTGACGCCTGCTGACGGGCAGACCTTCACCCTGGCCGGCGCGTCCGTCGCCTTCAGAATGTGGGCACGCTCGCAGGCCGAGGACAAGGTGAATGCGCCCTGCGTCATCCTCGACGCGACTGCGCGCACCGTGCGGTACTCGTGGGCGCCTGGCGACACCGATGTGGCCGACGGCTACCAGGCCCAGTTCGTAGTGACCTTCCCGGGCGACAGCGTGCAGACCTTCCCGAATGACAGGGCGCTGGTTGTCCGAGTGACGCCCTGACCCTACCCGCCCGCCATCAGTGACTCGGCGTCGAGCAGTTGCCGGGCCGTCTTCTCGGTCTCGGCCCACGACACCCCGAAGACTCTCGCCGCCGTCTTGGCCGCCCCCTCTGTTGCCAGCCAGGGCTCCAGTACCGCCTCGACCAGCAGCGAGCGCAACCGTGCCGAGCGCAGGTTGGTGAGACGCCCCTGGGATGCGACGCGCTCGCCGCCGATGGCCACCAGCAACAGCCGCAGCACGTTGTCGTCGAGGTGGGTCTTCTTGTCGACGGCCTCGCCGATTCGAGCCAGCAGGAGCTGGTGCGCGCGCGCGAGGTAGGCCGCATCGCTGGTTGCCGGGCGTGCCGCGGCGCGTCGCTGCTCAGTCTTCGACCTGGAGCCCATGAAGCGGCTCTGCACCAGGCGCTGGACGGCTCGAATGGGGAGCGCACCCCCTGCCCTCTTCTGCTCTGCCTCCACGCCGGCCAGGGCGGCCAGCTGCTGCCTTTCCCCGCGGACCCTGGCAATGGCCACGGCGGCGGCTGTCGACGCCACACGGCCCGCCAGGAAGGCCTTGCGGGCATCCGGCACCAGGTCGCGCAGTTTCAGGGTGGTGAAGACGCTGGAGCGGCTGATGCCGAGGCGCTCTGCCACCTGGTCGCCCGTCAGCTTGCCGACCCGCATCAGCCTCTCGTACCCGTCGCACAACTCCAATGGGTGCACGTCGGCGCGGGCCAGGTTCTCGGCCAGCTGCGCCTCGAGCACCTCCACGTCCGTCATATCGCGCACGATGACAGGCACCTCCTTCAAGCCCGCCTGCTTGGCCGCCCTCAAGCGCCGGTGCCCGAAGACGAGCTCCAGTTCGCCGTCGACCTTCCGGGCCACCAGGGGCTGAAGCACGCCTTGGGCGCTGATGCTATCGGCCAACTCGGTCAGGTCGCCGAACATCTTGCGCGGGTTGGTTGGTGATTCTCGCAGTTTCGACAGCGCAATAGACTGGAGCGACATGCGGCGAGGCGTACCACGGCGGCTAGTAGTTGGCTAAACTCTGCGCCAGACAAGACGACGGCCTCGCCACCGGGAGGAAGCGAGGCCGGCGTGGAGCGCCAACACGGGGGAAGGATTGGCGCCCTCTTGTGCTTACGGCTTCGGCAGCTTCGCCCTCACCATCTCTTCGAGGTCGAGCCCGCACATCTTCGCCAGCTCGCCAGCCTCGGTCTCGAAGCCAGACCACGTCGAGCCGACGAGGGTCGGGAGAAGGTTGCAGGCCAGGTACGCCAGCAACCACTCGGTGGATGCCGAGCCAATCCATGATTCCACGTCGTCGGTGGTGATTTTCAGCGCCGGGAAGTACTGCTGTTCCAGCCCGCGCGCCCGGTCCACCGAGCGAGCCAGGATGCGCGCCCACTTCACGTCGAGGCCATCCTTCCGCAGCTTCGACGCAGCCGCGCGCACGAGGTCGCCAACCACCTCGTCTCGCACTGCGCGCGCGGACTCGGCATCCTTGTTGGTGCCGGCGTCGGCGACCGCCTCCTTCTTGTCGCGCTTCTCGACCGCCGCCGAGGCCCACTTCAGATCGAGGTGCGTGGCGATGGCGTGCAGCGCATCGCGCTCCACGTACAGCTTCCGCAGCGCCATGGTGGCGTCGGGCGCCACGAAGAGTTTGGGCCTGTCCTCCTCTGGCACCTTCTCGAGCAGCTCTGCCCACGTGCGCTTCGACCTGTCCTCTGGCGCGGGTACGTCGGCCTCGACGTACTTGGAGCCGTAGGCCAACTCGTTGCCATGCTTGAAGAGCTTCCGGCCAGCGTCGATGGTGAGGGACTCGGCCCCCTTCGTCTCGGCCTTCGACGCCTTCACCTCCCAGGTGGCTCGCGCCTTCATGGCAAAGCACCCGGTGTCGGTGCACCAGTCGCCGCCGCTGAGGTCATCGAAGAGCCCCGGCGTGGCACCGCTGCGCTTCGGGCAGTTGGTGCATGCGCCCGCGTCGGGCACCAGGAGGTCATCCTTCCTGTCGAACGGCGCCCCCTTCAGCGACGTGCAGTGGCTGTTTTGCAGGTGCTCCAACGCCTCCCGCACCGGCAACTCCAGGCAGGCCTCCAGCGCCTTGGCCTGGTCCTTGTGCGACGGCACGCGAGCCAGAGCCACCGCCAGCGTCGTCGTCAGCTTGCCCTGCTCGAGCGCCTTCCTTCCTTCGGCGCACAGCGAGCGCAGTTTCAGGCGCGCGTATACCCAGCCGCGCGACTTCCCAGCCTTCGCCGCGACTTGGTCCGCCGTGTACCCAGCCGCCGTCATCAACGCGTCGTAGCCATCCGCCTCCTCCATCGGCGTGAGGTCGCTGCGTTGGATGTTCTCGACGAGCTGAATCTCCAGCACCTGCACGTCGGAGAGGAAACGCAGGTCGACGGGCACCTCGGTGAGTCCAGCCAACTGCGCGGCCCTCATGCGTCGGTGCCCGGCCACCACTTCGTAGGTGGTGCCAGCGCCGTTGATGGGGCGCACGATGAGCGGCACCAGCACGCCCACCTTCTTCATGGACTCGGCCAGCTCTTCGAGGCCGTGGTAGCTCTTCCGAGGGTTGGTGTCGCTCTCTCTCAAGTCGCGCAACGGCTTGACGGTGTACGTCGACGAGGCCATCTCTTCGTCGAAGTGGTTCTCGGCCTTCGCGAGGTCCGCCGTCGTCGGCATGCCGGCAGCCAACGCGATGGCGTCGGCGAGTCCCTCCATCGGCTTCGCGGTGATGATGATGCCGTCGGCGTCTACGTCTTGAAACCGCATCTTCTTTTTGGTCGCCATGGTCAGGCCTTCTCCGGAAGAACGTGCGCCCACTTTTTTCTGCGCACGATGCTGCTTACCTGCATGTCGCTGATGCCGAATTCGGCAGCCAATTCGCGCTGCAACACTCCACCCGCGGCGTAGCGCTGGCGAATCTCGCGCACTTTCTCCGCATTCAGCTTGGCTGCTGCGATCCTTTCGCCGCGCGCCTGGCGACACCGTGCCTGGCGATCGCGCACGTTGTCGCCATGCGTGCCGGGGCGAAGATGGGCCGGATTCACACAACTGGCCGTATCGCACGAGTGCAGAACATTAAGTCCGTCAGGGATTTGTCCGACCAGCGCCGTATAGGCAAGCCGATGTGCGGACACCATTCGCCTGCGAAGCCTGAAGGTGCCGTACCCCTTCCTTGTTCTGTGCCCAGTCCACAACCAGCAGCCGTCGGAGACGATCACCTTGGTCCAAAACCTTGGCGGCAGGCGCTCAACAACCATCCCTTTGATGGTGACGGGGTCGATGCCGAGCCAACTCATGACACCAGCTCCTCTGCGTCGCCTTCGTCCTCGTCGTCGACCATCTCCACGCCGTCGACCGGCGTCACCTTCAGCACCGCCTCACGCTCCTTCAGCGTCATCACCAGGGGCGGCACGGCGTTGTCGTCGCGGTAGATCGTGATGCCGTGCGTGCGCGCCAACTCCATCAGCTTAGCCTTCGCCGCCTGCACCTCGGTGCGGGCCTTCACCCAGGCATTCTTCTTCTCCGCGTACAACTCGATCGCATAGTCGAGTTCCTTGATGGTGGGCTTCTCCACGCCCGGCAACTCCACTTGCTTCGCTCTCGCCCTCATGACGCCACCAGTTCTTTCCGAAGAATTTCACGTACCCGTTCCCTGTTGCATGTCCGGCAGAGCCGGGAATTGTCGTGGCGTCTATACGTATTGAGTGAATCGTACGGGTGTCCCTTCGGACAGCGCGTCTTCTCGGCGTAGCGTTTGGCTGAACTCTGCGATCCAGGTGCGAGCAAGTTCTCTCGCTGCGTCACTTGGCGCAGATGCGCCGGATTGACGCACGCCCGATTGCGGCACAGATGGTCTACAACCAGTCCTTCGATCAGTTGGACTCCGGCCAACACCATCGAAACCCGATGAGCCGCTCTCGCGCCGCCGTGAGCCCTGAACGTCCCATACCCACAACGCCCCTTGAGAGCCCCAGTCCAAATCCAACACCCAGTATTCGGCTCGGGCGTCCACTTCGCATCAAAGCGAGTTCGTACTGCGTCCATTGCATCCTCCTTCGCTGCTGCTGTTAGAAAAACCCGCCCGACTGCGCTTTCACTCGTCACGCGAACCGCGCAGCGGGCGGTGGTGCCAGGCCCAATGCCCAGCACCGACACTTCAGAAAGGGACCTCTTCGACAAGGGCCGGCAACGGATTGAAGCCGACGCCGCGCTTCGCACGAGCCAACGTCTCGCGCCACTCCTCGAGCGCCTTCATCGCCGACCACAACCCAGACAGGGCGCTACCGGCAGCACCGCTTCCCGCGTTGGCCGGTGAGCCGGTCCGCTGAATCCGCCAGTCGAACATCATCCCGTATGGGTCTCTCCATGCGCGGGCGCCGACCGTGAAACCGTCGTGCGTGCGCGCCCAGATGACGTGCATGGTTGGTGACTTCTCGGCATGTCGCCAATCGCCGAGGTCTTCGATGCCGCAGAACTCGCAGCCGCTCATTCGCGCCCCCGCCATTTCCGCACTCGGAGGTCGGTGCAGGCGTCGAGCGCGGCGTCGACTTCGTTCGACGGGTTCTCGCGAGTCAGTGCGCGCACCTGACGCAGCCTGGCCTTCAGGTCGGCTTCGCGCTGGGCGGCGGCTGCGAGCGCCTCGCGTAGGTTGGTCATCTTGGCCTCCAAGGCCTCGATGACGCCAAGTTCAGCGAAGAGTCGCTTCAGTCCGTCGTCAGTGCTCACGGCTTCACTTCCTTCTTGAGCTGGTCGACTTCTTCGCGAAGCGCGCGCAGAGCGGCGTTGATTCGCTGGAATTCAATTGTGGTTGCGGCGCGTAGGGCGTCGAGCGGGTCGAGGCGCATCACTGCTCGGCAGTCGTAGCCCGGCGCGTGGTTAGACGTGCCCTTGCACCACGGACAAGTCTGGCCGCTCACGGCTTCACCTCGCCCAGCGCGTACAGCCCATGCCGCACACGCCGCAGCGTCCCGGCCTTCACCGCGCGCCCGAGTCGTTTCTCCGCCGCAGCGAAGCTGACGCCCAGCGCCTCGGCGACCTGCGGCACCGTCGCGCCGTAGTGCAGCGCACGCACGGCAGCCACCAGCGCCTCACTGCGCGCGGCGATGCAGTCAGCACACACGCCGTTGGCCGCGCGCGTACGTCCGTCGCACTCGGCGCAGCGTTTCTCGGTGCGCTGCGTCGGTGGTTTCGGTGTCGAGCGCTGCTGGCCGGCGCGCTGGCGGATTCGCTCCGACTCGGCGCGGGCCTCGGCGAGGACGACGGTGGCTAGGCGCTCTTCGTGCTCGGCCATGGTGCGGCGCTCGACGTTGCGGAGGAAGGGACTCATGGCAACCCCAGGTTGAGCGCCCTTTTCGCGACACACACGACGCAGTCACACGGGTTGTTCTTCGCCCACTTCAAGTGCTGCGAGTCGTCCGAGAATCGACCGGCGATGTCGACGAGCGCCGCCTTGAAGCGGTTGCGCTCGTCGAGAATCACCTTGTCGCTCGCCGCGCCCGGCACGTCGCTCGGAGTACATGAGTACGCCTTCGCGCTGACGCCGAACCTGGGGCGGCTCATGGCACGCTCCCGACGCCGAAGTCGCGCCACCTTCGCGCGCTCGGCCTTCAGCGCGGCCATTGGGACGAACTGGCTGTTGCACAGGACACAGAGCCAGCGCCCGCTTACCGCGCCATGCTCCTCGTGCTGCGTCACATACTTCACCGTCAGGCACGCGCAGGACTCGTCACTCATGGCTTGGTCGCCTTTGCGATGGCAGCGCGGGCCGCAACGTGCGCGTTGCCGTAGATTGAGCCAGAGAACCCGTTCGGGCATGCCGCGACCATCAACTCCAGCGCACTCAAAAGCTCCGGTGCAGCTGCAACCAAGTGCGCGTTGGCTAGCATCTCCTCTCGGCTGATGACGATGCAACCGACGTGTGGATCGATACGGTCCAGCGCGATTGTCGTCTTGCCCGTGAAAACGTCGCAGCACTCGTTGTTCTCGTTCCCCAACACCCACGGTCCGGCGGTGAACTTCGGCGCGCTCACGGCTTGCCTCCCATCCAAACGCGGTGGTCCTGCGGCATCCCGAACACGTCGACGCGGTGCTTGATGAGCGCACCAATGAGCCGGTCGAGTGTGTCGGGTCCCTTGAAGCGCCAAAAGACGCGGCCGAAGGGCATCGACGCGGCGAGGTGAACCTGCGTCGACGGCGCCTGCGGTTTGCCCGCGGCCACGTCTGCCGCTGGTGTCGGGCTCCACGAGTAGATGTCGAAGCCCTCGGGCTCGGCGTCGTAGAGGTCGAAGTCGGGGTCGCGGTCGCTCATGTTCGCCACCGCCTCAACCCGCCCTCCACGAGCCGCCCACACCGCTCGCAGTGGTACACGACGGCCCAGCGCGGGTCGGTGCGCGTGGCGTGGCCAAACACTGAACAAAGGAAGCGGCGCAGGGTACTCATGGCGCCCGCCTCGGCTTGGGTGCCTTCTTCGCTCCATGCTTCGGCGTGCGCGTGCGAGGCGGCGTTGCGTGGTTGGCGAGAGTGGCCTTTAGGCGGCGCAGTCGCTCGACGCGCGGCTCGGTGTAGGCGGGCGCGTACTCTCCATGGGCGCACGCCTCGTGTCGCGATAGAAAGAGGTCGCCGCACCAGCAGCACACCTGGCCGTACTCGCTTGCGTGCAGGTCGTGCAGACAGTGGTCCTCGTGGACGCCTTCAACTGCTTCAGGGCATTCGCTCATGACACCTCCAGTCCGGGCGCCTGCTGCGGCACGTCGCCGTCGCGCGGCAGCCCCTTCTCTTCGCGCTCGTCGCCACGGACCTCTGCCAACTGGCGAGCGGTGCATGCCTCGCACGTGACGGGGCCGGCCGGCTTCGCCCACGTCGAGAACGCCACCCACTGGCCGCACCGACACTGGCGCGCGTCGCGGTTTTTCACGTCGTAGTCGTGCTCGCCAAGGCCCAGCGCGGCCAACTCGGCGGCGGCGGCCTCAACGACGGCCTGTGCCTCGTAGTACCGAGCCTTCCACGGCTTCGCGCCGTCACTCATCGCGCGGCCTCCGTCAACTCAGCCATGCGCTTCTCGTGTTCCGACTTCAGCTCACCGAGCCACGTGGCTACCTGAGCCCTCGTCTCGGCCGTCTTGCACTTCGCGAGACCGGCCGTGTGCTCCTCGATGGACTCGGCCAACTCCTGCGCGTCGAGGCCGCTGACGGGCTTGCCCTTGTTCTTCCCACGCTGCACCACGTGGTCTTCCGGCATCGGAGGCGACGCGACCGTGGGCGGCGGCGTTGGTGTTGGCGTCGGCTGCGGCAGCGACTTTGGTGGCGACGCCTTCGGCGCCTGCTGCTGCACCTTGGCCAGTACCTTCGCGGCCACCTCTGTCGTGCGCGAGACGAGCGCAGCGGGCGGCACGATCTCGGCCTCGGCCCCCGCCTCTTCGTCCTGCACTTCCTCGCGAATGAAGACGCCGCTGAAGATGTTCGGGTAGGCGAGGCGGTAGGCCAGTGCGCGGGCGCACTTCTGAATCATCCCAGCCGGGTCCTTGCCCCAAAAGCTGGTGACCACCTCAGAGTTCTTCTGCCGGTCGAAGCGCGTCTGAATTCGCGACTCAAGCGGAAGCCAGACGATCGGCACCACGCGGCCAGTGCGCACCGCATGCGCCCACGCCCCCAGCACCTTGTTGCCGGCCTTCGCGCGCTCGCCGAGGTTCCACTTGTGCGTGATGGTCTGCGCGTCTTCGTCCACCTCGAACACGTCGCCCGCGTAGACGGCCGCGCACTTGACGCCGCCGAAATCCGACTCGGCATCAGCTCGCGCCCCCATGCCTGCCTCTGCCGCCATCGGCTCGTGCTTGGTAACCCACTCGCCGTTGGGCGCCTTCGCGCGCCGCTCAACGAGGTACGCCTGCTTGATGAAGGGGTCCAACCCCGTGCGTCGGCACCATTGAATATAGAACTCGAACTCGGCCTGTGACGCACTCGGCGGCGTGACGGCCTTCTTCGCAAGCGCGATTCGCTCTTCATCCCAGGTCGGCGGCGTCCACCGCGTCACCTGCGCCTGCGGTTGTGCCTTCGTGATGCTGACGACCTGCGCCTCGTGCGGCTTCTCTTCCTGCGTCGTTTCCATGTCTTCTCCCGGTTGCACTGCGATTCACTGCTCCTGCATCGGCTCCATCACCCTGAGTTCATCCTCAGTACCGCCCCCGTCCGACAACTCCAGGCGCTGCCTCACCGACAGCAACTCGGGCTCGAGCTGCGCCTGGAACTCCTTCGACCAACGCGGCTGCAACTTCCAGTAGCCCGGCCGCTTTTCGCGCTGGTACTTCACGACCCACTCGTTCAGCTCGACCGGGTCAATGGCGGCGCGTGCGAGCGACTCCCAGTCCGTTCCCGTCGACGGCTTGCACCACACGCGCGAGACGCTGCCCACCACGGGCGACGCCAGGCCCTTGTTGATGCCGATGACGGTGCGGAGCTGGTTGCCGAGCAACTTCAACTCGCCGTCGATCGCCTTCTCCACCATCTTCAGCCGCCCATACTGCGCAGCCAACGCCGCCCGAGCGTCGCCCTCGTCGAGGTGCAACACCACATCGTTCGTCGTCGGGAAGGCCCGGCCGAGGAACTCCTTGTAGCGTTCGCTCGCGTCGGGCGGCGGCGGTTGGCGGGCCAGTACGTGGTCGGAGTGAAAGCGCTCCACGATCTCGTACAGCCCGAGGAAAAGTTGCTCGTTGAATGGAACCCTGAAGATCGAGAACTCTGCCTTGTCGAACAACACCGGAATGTCGGTGACGCGCAGGCCGGTGATTCCCATCTCCCATTGAACCTGAGCGAGGTAGGCCTCAGGAATGGCATCAGTTCCTGGCTCCCCCCATTCGCGTCGGTTCCACATGCTGGCGGTCTTGATCTGCACGTTGCTGACCGCCCCAGCGCACTCCTCCACAGAGTGAATGATCGCTCGCGTCTTGCGCGGGTCAACGAAGGAAAGGCGGTCTGGGGTGGCGATCGCCAAGACCTTTTGGGGATGGCGAAGCGTGTCGCACCGAACGAGGTGCAGGCCGAGTTCCTTTGATGCCAACTTGGCGATTGGTTCCTCGAGCAGCAGACCGAGTTCGGCAGGCAGCCCGGCTTCGTTACGAAAGCCGCTGACGTGAGCCTCATAGATGTCGATCGGAGTGGAGAACTTGTTCAACCCAGCAAGCGTGCCGACCTCGCTCGCGCCGTACGCCCCAGCCCCCATCTCGAGGCGCTTCTTGGTGAGCGCCATTGTCAGCCCCCCGCCCTGGTCGCCGACGATGACGCGAGCGGTACGTGCTTCCAGCTCAGGCGACGCACGACGTAATAGATAGACGCCCGGCTGATTCCGAACCGACTGGCGATCTGCTGCTGAGTGAACCCACCCGCCGAGACAGCAGCCCTGATTGCCAAGACCGTCGACTCAGTCAGCTTGGAGTTTCCGCTACGCTCGCCGCGCGCCGAGTCCCTGTTGTTACTTTGCTGTTTTCGTGTCGCCCATCGACAGTTGTCGGGCTCATAGTTTCCGTCGTTATTGACTCGGTCGAGCGTGTGACCATCCGGCCGTGGCCCCATGTCGGCGACAAAATCAGCAAACGACCTGCGCCAGCGATCGCACACCGAGATTCCACGACCGCCGTATCTACCGAAGTGCATGTGTTTCGGATTTTCGCAGCGCGCGCGCATCCCGGCATAGACCCGCAGGAGCGGGTGAAATGAGATGGGCACGCCCTCTACCCACTTGGGTGGCTGCCCAATCCTCTTTCTGAATGTCCTCATCGCGCCGCCTCGCGCTCGACCGAACGTGCAAACGTTTGCACCCAAGCCCGTGACGGTGCCTCGACCACGCTTCCCTTCGCATTCGTTGCTCTGCACGAACTCACTTTCCGACCGCCTCTCCGATGCGACACGCGAGGCACACCTCGCAGGCGGAACCACGCTCGTCCGGGTGGTGGTCGCACGGGCATTCACACCCGTTCTCTTCGAGCAGCTTGCGGACCGCGCGGAGCCGCTCGTCCGACTCCATCGAGTTGCGCTGGTAGTGGTCGATCAGGGCCAGGACGTTGTGTTCGCCCTGGCCGGCGTCGTCGAACAGCCTACGGAGACGGTCGGCTTCGGCCAGCTTGGCGACCACGTCAGGCGGGAGGGGAAGGCCGGCAAGTAGTCGCATTTGACCGATGCCGCGCTCTAGCTCGTCAACTCGGCCCAATAGTTCGCGGAGCAGCCTAGCGGCGCGATGCGCGGGGATGCGTTTGTCAAATTCCCACTCAGAGGCAACCTGTCGAATTTCTTCGGTGCGTGACAGCGTCATCGATCCCTCCTCAGCCCGAGAGCGTCACCCGTCGTGTACTCACGACCAGGCGGGTCAAAGTCTGCGGTCTTGCCTGCGATACGGGGTGGCGATTCAAGAGCCGACGCCAGCTCCTGGTATGCGTGCTCGGTCATGCTCTCCGCAACGCTGGACAGGCTGCGGCGTGCGGCCTCCACCATTCGTTCTGCCTCGCCCGCCCGCCCGATCCACTCGTCCATCTCGTCGAGCAAGTGCGTCACACGCACCCCCAGGCCGTCGAAGATGACTGCGCGCCCGTCGAGCGCATCGAGCACCTCGCGCAGCCTCACGTCCTCCGGCTTGGCCAGCTCCTCGGCGAGACTCTCGATGCGCAACGCCATCGACTCGACCTGGCTGGCCAGCGAGGCGTTCTCGGAGCTGAGGTGGTCGCTGTTGGAACGCAGGACCTCGTTCTCGCGTCGGAGCGGGGCAACCGCTTGCGCGACGGCTCGGCACTCCATACCACCGGGAGCGGGGCACCGGGCGAGGTTCACGGGCGGTTCAAACCGCTCCTCGTCGCCAAAGCCGATGAGGCGCGAGCAGACCGAGCAGACACTTTCGTCGGTCACAGCGCACCTCCGACATCGGGGCCACCCATGCCGCCGGCCGTTCGCTGTGGGGGGCAGCAAAAGAGATCACATGCACGAGTCAGGTCATGGTGCCTCGGCCCTCTTGCCCCACATCCCCTGTGCGAGCATCGAGCCACAAAGACGCCATCGCGCTCGATCACGCAGATACGCGATGCGCAAAACGGGCAACTACCGGCCGGAGCCCGTCCTTGCTCTCGCCACCGGCGCAACTCGTCGTGTCCGTGGCTACTCATGCGGCACCACCTTCGGCCCGCGCTCGACGGTCAGGCTGTTAACCGCGCGCTTCGTTCGCGCGGTGTAAAATTTCGGGTCGCGGAGTTTGTGAGCCAGCCTGTGAGCCTCAGCCTTGTTCAAAGGCTGCTCTCCGAGGTGGGTTTTGCTCCAAGCGC